TACAGTGATACCAGCGCCAGCAGTGATCGTGCGCGATACCGATGCGTGGTCGCCGTTACGAACGATGAAGCCGTTGGTATCTGGGTCTTGTGCAGCGTCCAGATTGATACGAGCATCCAGAGCGTTGTCTGCGCCAGTACCACCCTGAGACACAGCAAGGTCAACAATGTTCTCGCCTTCAGCGGCAGCAAGCAGGCCGGCAGCAGTGGGACGAAGCTCGAACTTGTCGCCGCCAACCCACGATAGAGCTGTGGTGCCATCCTGACCACGGACAACGGTCATCACGTCGCCGGAACGTGCGGTTACTTCCACGATCTCGATGTTGTTACTGGAATCGTTCAGGGTCGCGTAGAACCTGTCGCCAACACCGAGAGTCGGGAACAACGCACCAGTGCCGCCAGCCACAGTGATCGTGGTATCACTATTGCTGATACCAGACGCTATCGTGGTGGTAGCGTTGTTCGTCCATTTAATAGTCATTCGACTCTCCTATTAGGCTACGGTTACGTCCCAAGTGATGCTCATTGCGTCAGCCGCGCCCTTGTTCACAACAGCGAACGTGGTATGGCAGAGCATCGTGCCGGCCACGCCATCATTGAATATGCCAGCCTCTTCGATTGCGCCAGTTGCGGTACCTGCGCCGAAAGTGGCGATGTACTCAACAACATTGTTGGTTACTGTGGTGCTGGTCAGAGCAACGCGGCCAAGCTCAGAGCCGAGCGTGGTGTCTCCGGCAGCGGGAGTCGTGCCATCGCTACCTACGGCCATGTGACTCATAGCTGTTGCGGTTGCGTCCTTCATGCGGCTTGCGATATAGTCAAGGCCAACGTCAACGACGAGGTTGTCTACTTCGCGATAGTCTTTAGTCTCAAGAGTTTCCGCGTCCCAGACGTGGATCTTCAGGCGACCTTTGACAGAGATAGTTTCTTTGGCTTGTTCTCCTTACGGGCCATTTAATGTGAATACGTTCAGCGGGAAGCTGTTAACAAGTTGTGTTGCGCCACTTACAATTACTATCGAAGTGATAGCGTCTGTTGCAGTAACCGTATCGGATGCAACCTTTGTTAAGTGCAAAGATGCTGCATCAGATGGCGTTGCTGAGTCCTGCAAATACTTTTCAAAAGAGTAAGTGACGAACTCACTCGTAGTTGCAGTATCGGTAAACGTCCTGTTGAAAACCACAGTCCGGTTGAACAGGTCTGCCACAGAAACGCTATCTGACAAAGGCTTGTCTAAGTCGATAGATTTCGCGTCCGTGGTCGATACACTGTCCGATAGAACTTTATCGAAGACGATATTGTCCAACGCGTCCGAAGCATCAACTGCCTCAGACAACGCTTTGACGATAGACCAGAAGGACGAATCAGATGGCACCACACTGTCAGCTAACGGCTTGCTCATTAAGAGTGCCGCTGCATCAGCAATGCTTACCTGCTCAGAAAGAGTCTTAGAAAAATCCTTGACAAGACTTTCAGTTGCCGCAACCGAATCAGCCAGACCCTTGACAGTGTTGATTGCAGTGATCTGCTCGGATGCTGTTACTGTGTCGGCTATGTTTCGGATGAAGATGATCGTGACCACCAACGTATCCGTTACGCCAACCGAGTCGGACAGACCCTTGGATACATCCAGTGTTGCCTCATCAGAGGTTGCCACTTGATCGGATGCCCCCTTGGAGATGTGTATTGCCGCTAGATCAGTGGCAGTTACAGTCTCTCTAAACTTCTTGTACCACCCCTCTTCATCTAGGTACGGGGTAGCAAACGCCAGAACATAGTCCACCACCGCCTCTGGCACAGTCCTAGAAACCGTAGCAGTAGCGTATCCCGCCGCCACAGCGGTTTGAACCAGAACCCGTTCAACGACTACGTTGATGGCTTCTACGGAGATGCTGCTTACTACCTCGATTTCCGCTGCAATGGCAGAGGCTAGGACGGACTGAACCGTCACTATAGCCATTTTAGAACTCCGAACGTAGCTTGAACTTCAGCAAGTCATAGACAGTCTGGATGCTTCCGTCAGAGAAGGTGATCTCAATCTCGCCTTCGTACTCACCCGGCGGGCCATCAAGTGCCGTGGGATCGTCAGTCCAGAAGAATGCAACCACGCCACCAGCCCCATTAGTAACGCTGCCCGTTATGGTTGCGGTAAGGGCAGTTGCCCCAACCCGACGGAACTTCAGCAGAACGGTAGCGCCAGTGATATTGATTGGGTCGCCCGTGTTCTCATCAGTCAACGTGCAGATCAGGGTCGGGCGGGTGTCGCCTTGAACCAGTTTGATTTTGTCTGCCATTAGATTCTCCGTATCTTAACTTGCTTGTTGACGCGCACGAACGACTTGAGCGCACGATCACGAGCCACGTTCAAACCAGCACGATACAGAGCCTCCCTTGCCACAGCCAGCTTCTCGTTGTAGTACGGCTTATCAGCAGAGAGCGCCAGACGGGCAATAGCTCCATGACCAATCGTTTCAGCGTAGTCTTCGTAGATGAAGTCGTCGATAGTATCAACGGATCTTGAAGGCTTGACTGCCACGCGCAAGGTCGTAGAGTTCGCCAGAGTTTCGTTCGGTATAGGGTACAGCGAGAATGTGCGCGGATCTTTCTGCGTCACAATTTTCGGGTCGCCAGTGGTAGGCTCAACATCAGCGATTGTCTGGTTGTAAAGAGATGGTTGATTGATCTCTTCAACACTCTCTGGTGTCAGGCGTTCATTCTTGTACCAGCCCTTCAGAATCTTTACTACCACCCTATTCTTGGATGGCTCAAGATCGTAGTCAGGGATGTTCTCAATTGTAGTGATCGGATCAAGTGTCTCTTGAAGGATCAGGCTCTTCTCGCAGAAATCTATGATTGTGCTCTTGATCTCGTGCAGTGCCATATTGACTGTGCAGCCCGGAACATGAGGCATTACATAGTCAAGGAAATCGTCATGACTTTTCATTAGGTCAACTCCGACTTGAATAGTTGACGCATTGCGCCGGCTCGGCTCTCAGCCGAATACTCATCGTCACGCAACTCAGCGCGGAAGACAACGTAGAAGTTCAGTAGGTTCTGGAACTTCAGTGGGAGTGGGATGGTATCTGTTTCAACATAAACAACATCTGCCGCCGTGTAGTTGCCAAGCAGGAAGTCAGGACGAATACGATAGATTTCCTGAATCCCGTCGTTGCAGAACTGCATCAACTGCGGAGCGGTATAACGAACGCCATCCTCGTCGTTCAGCGTCACACGCGCATCATCTATAACGTCCTGAAAAGTTGCCATTTATATCACCATTTAACTTTGTCAGCCCAATAGGCGGCAGACATTTTGCCCTTAGCAATGTTCTTGGCATGACGCGCCTTGAACGATGCCTGTCTAGCTGTGGGTTGCCTATCCCCTACAACACCCTGTTGCCCGAAGCGAATCGTCTTGATCTGGTCTCCTTCCTTTGCCACAACGATGTGCGACTTGGTTGGATGGTCTGGCGTTCTCTTGGGTTTGTTGTAGCCGGATACCCCAGCTCGTTCTAGCCTAGAGTCTTTCTTTTTCATTTCTTTTTTCTCCCCGCTGCCATATTGTCAACAAGGTTAGGATAGGGACGACCCGCAGACTTTGCGCGCTGCTTGGCCTCAGCCTTTTGTGCAGGAGTAAGAGGAGTGCTCTTCTTCTTGGGGTTCTTGGTGTCCCATACCTTTTTCATTTTTTAAAGCCTTTCAAAGTTTTCGCCAAGCGCGCACGCTGACCCATCTTGCCCGGAGCTTTGGCCGCCTTGTCGAGCACCTTCGCAGGGATCGTCTCACCTTCTTTAATTCCGAGAGACTTACGTAGAGAGCCCGGTTTCTGGATAGCATCTTGAATCCACTTTTTCTTTTTTGCCATTACAGATCCTTAGGATTTACAGGGAACATAGTATCGACATCAGGCTCAGTTCCGTGAGGCATATCTTGGAATACCGCTGCCGGCCACATACCAGTTTCAGATTCTCCCTCGAACCGCACTAGAACCATATCACCACGGATTGTCCAGCAGAAGCGTATCTTGTCACCAGCCGCGCTGTATGCGTAGCCATCGTGACCTCCTACGTTGCCGCACCATTTGGTACTGTCTGTGATAATCGTCTTGCCTCCGACATTGTTGTCGAAGTACTTGGCATGAATATGCTTCTCTTCGTGGTCGTGGGCAAAAGCAAGGCTGGTTACAAATAATGCAACAGCAAGTATTAGGCGACGCATGGTAGTTCTCCTTGGTGAGAGAGCGACCCGTGCCGCCCTCAGCCCTATTATTCCTGAGATGCGGACTTCTTGCCCTTGCTTAATACGGCTTTTGCCATTTCAGCAACGGAAGGCTCGGCTTGCTCCTGCGACTCCTCAACCATAGAAGCCATAGCTTCCATCTTGATCTCGTCAGGAGTTTTAACTTTTTGCGGTGCGCGTTGCTGTCTGGACGGGTGTTTCCACTCGATCATATCTGCGCGTTTCGCAAGATTCTCATTCCAAGTGTAGATGGCACCAGTAGTGGTCTGCATCAAAAGGCGATGCTTACTACGGACTGCCTTGTTCTTGGGTGTGGGTTGAACAGCAATAGACATAAATCCTCGCGTAAAAAAATGGGAAGAGGCTCCCGTGTAAGAGCCCCCTCCCTACCGTGTCCCTAATTAGGGAGCAACAGCGGCTTTCGAAACATACAGATCGACAAGAGCCTCAGGCTTAACAACGCTGTAGCCATAAACATTCAGGCCACGAACGATGTCACCGAAGGTGCTCTGCGAACGCAGGGTTTCAACATTGGTGATCTGCGATGCAAAAGAGATTGCATCACGGGTACCAGCGATGACGTGCCATGCGTCAACGGTGTCAGCAACAACGTCGATGTTGTTCGAGACAAACAGCGTGAAACGATCAACCATACCGATCTTACCGTTACGCAGCGGCGAGGTGTCGTCACCGGTCAGGTAAGCTTGCTTCAGGTCGGAGTTCTTCAGCAGAGGGCCCATCCACGAAGGGATAACCATCCAACGACCATCTTCAGGTACGTTCTGCTCGTCCAGAACCAGACCAACGTCAAGGATCTTCTCAAGCACGTTGGCAGTGGTGATTTGGATCGGAGCGCCAGTGGTGCCCAGATCGATGTCACCGGAGATAGCGCCAGCGGTTGCGCCCTTGTTAGCGGCAGCAGCGTCGGCAGCTACGTTGTTCAGAACGTCATTGTCAATCGCGATCTTCATCTGCTCGGATGCGTCGTTCGAGAAGATGTCCATCAGACGCACGTCTGCTTGAACCACGTCAACATCGTCAACAACAACTGCGAAGTACTTGCCCTTGTCAATCGACAGATCGATCGGGGTGGACTCAGGAACTTCGGTCGTCAGGGTTTGACCCTTGGTGTAGTTGTTGATGGTGATGGTCGGGATCGAACGGATGTGGACGGTATCGCCCATGCCCTTGATCTCACCTTCCCAATCGTTGTTGGTGATTTCGCCCAGAACAGTCGATTTGTAAAACTTGACTTGAAGCTTGCCGCTCCAAATCTCTGGGATAAAAGCTGAGCCGGCCGGATTGTCGGCGTAGCTATATTGCGGATAACCGCCACTTGCGGGTACAGACATTTGATTCTCCTTAAAGAAAATTATGTACGCCGCACTTCAAGGATTACCGGACTCGGCCCTCTATAGATGCGGCGTGGATTTCAGCTTCCATTGCCACCATATCTTTCGCAGACACACGGCCATTCCGGCAAGCCGCGTAGAAGTCCTGAATCTCCTTGCGGGTAAAGTATCTCTTACCCTGTGGAGCAGGATTGTTCTTGCGACTATCCGGCGCTTGGTGCGCTTGCTTATTGGGAGGTGGCGGCGGTGTTTGCTTCTTATCGCCGTGCAGTTCTTCAAACAAAGTAAAGAACCTTGCAGTGCGTTCGGCATCACGCTGCTGCTCAGCTTCTTCGAGGAGGTCTTGACGAGTGCGACCAGTAAGTGCATCATATTCTTCAAGCCAACTAAGGAAGCGTTCGTCGGAGTTGAGAGTTACCCAATTCGGCGCTGCTCGATTGAGGTCGGAGTAGAAGCTGGCCTCACTCACCTTGGATGCTGTGGAACTAACAGAATCCATGCGGCGTTTGAGATCAGCAATCTCCGCATCTTTCGCGGCAGTTGCCTGTTGAGTAGCCCGCTGAATAACATCCAGCAGATCTTCTCCGTACTTCTCTTTGTCAGCGTCAGTGATGAGTGGTGCCCTCTGTGACTCGGCTTGACTCTTCAGACTCTCAAGCTGTGCTGCAAGCTCGGCCATCTGTGACCGTAGCTCTTTGTTTTCCGCGGCCATACGAGGAACCTCTGCTCGATACTTCCCCTCGATTACCTTGTACCGCTGTTCCCACTTATCGTCCTGTGGCGGGGCTGGCGGCTCACTGTTGGGTGGATTCCCGCCATTCCCTTCCAGATTCATATCTGGGCTAGGGTCAGGATCGTTGATGGGAGCCGGCTCAGGATCGGGTTGGGGATCCGGTTGCGGGTTCGGCTCAGGCACAGGCGCGTTCTCATAAAACTGCTTGTGCAGAGCGTTGGCTCGTTCTTCTGCTTCGCGTACTTTGCGTGGGATTGCCATAAATTTCTCCATGAGTCTCAGAGCCACGTCTGGTTATCCGAGATGTTCATTGATTGCTAACACTACCCCGTTAGCTTGGGGATCGTCGATTATCTCGACCGAATCTTTCTTATCGCTTGCTCAGACCCATCCGACTTCTCTAAGATAGTCCCGAGAACTTGTTGAGCCCCTTGGTTCCAGCGAAGTTGAACTTCGTCCTTGGTTAGCGGGGTAGATCGCTCAAGTTCACGCAGGGATTCATGCAGCCAGCCTTTCACTATTTCAAAGTGAACATTGCCCTGCAACTGCGCAAGCGCGTTAATAACTTCAGGTTGTAATAAAGATAACACACATTACCTCATTTCTTTTGCAGCCTTCTCGTACCGCATCTTCGCTTCATCCCGTGCCTTCTTCTTGGCGGCGTTCTTGGGATCAGCCTTCAGCGCATCGTCAGCTTCCTTGAATCTCTTGCCGAGGTTCTGGACTGCTTGCTCTGCGGGGTACGGCTTAGACTTGCGCTTCTCATTCTCTCCACCGCGGGCACCCGGCTTTTCCTTGCGGGTTGTGTTGTCAACGGGAGGACGCTTGTTGTCAGGAATGACTACTTGCTTGCCGGTGCTTGCCTTGGGCTCAGCAGGTACGGTGCCCGTTTCAACGCCGCGCTTACGAGGTGCAGGAGCCGGCTTGGCGCTACGGTTAGGCTCAGTGCTCATCGGACGTGGGACAGCGTTGGGCTCAACCTTAGGAAGATTAGCGCCGCCACTCATAGAGCTACGCTTCATCGAGTCCATATCCATCTTGTACTCAGCAGATGGCTTAGGAGAGATATCCTTGGTCTCGACTTCAGGCATTGCTGGAACTGCGTTTGTTGCTGGCGATGGTTCAGCCGCCATCTTGTCGCCGCGCATAACCATAGCGGCATCCTTCATGCCACGAGGTGTCATTGCTGCGTTCTCAGCAAAAGCCTTTTGATCTTCGTACTCACGACGACCGCGGCCAGCACCGTAACGCTCATAAGCCAAACTGCCCGGTTGATCTATGTTGCCTTCTTTGAAACGATCAATCAGGCGGCGAAAACCGCTAACCACTCCACCGCCAGAGTCAGCGGCCATCTCACGATTGGATGCCTCCAAGCCCATCTCTTTCAGCTTCTCCTCGGATGGCATACCACCATCAGCAAGGTAGGCAGCGGAAGTATGTGGGTCACGCTTCATTTCTTGGGTGAGGGGGTGTTCCTTCTGACCCGAGTGGAAGCTTGGCATCTCTCGCTTGCCGTGCTCAATCTTTGACGTGCCTGATTTCTTGTGGCTTGATCTCAACCACTCTGGAACGTATCCGGCCATTGTTGCCTCCTTAGCACTTCTTCTTCATAGCCTTGCCGCCGTTTGCCATCTTCTTCATCTCTTTCTTATTCTCTTCGGCATACTGCTTGGGGCTCATCTTGCCGCTCTTGATTGCAGCGGCGCGCTTCATGTCGGGCTTCTTCTCGCCCTCTTTCATCTCACCCTTCTTGTACTGGCGCAAATTGATCTTGCCATCCTTAAGGGCTTTCGCTTCTTTCTTTTCCTCGGCAGGGGTATCCTTGCCTTTGAACATCTTCATTGCCTCGGTGTCTTTCAGCGGGCCTTGCATTTTGTGACGCGGCATTTTTGTCTCCTTAGACTACGTTGTTCATTGCTAAAGCTTTAAGTATCTGGTCAGCCATATCGGCCTCTACAACCTGCTGCTCATCCATGCCTACCATCCCACCGTCTGCCAACATCTGCGGCTCGGGAGGGAGTGGCTGGGACTCTGGAATCTCTGCTGGGCTTGGAGGTTGCTGGGCTTGCATCTGAGCGGCTAGTTGCTGCACCATCTGCTGTGCCAAAGCCTCGGCCTTCATGTTGATCTCCTGCTGTTTCAGAGAATCATCGTTGGGCACCAGCTTGTCCGTATCCATCTGCAAACCGCGGGCAGCTTCACGGATGAGATAAGCTCGTCCTTGGGTGCCAACAATCTGAGAATCAATCGGATTGGCCGTAGCAATAAGGAACTCATTGCGGCGCATTTGCAGGGTCTCTTTGTGAAGCAGACCAATTGCACCTTTGGCAACCACATTGAAGTCGCCCTTGATATAAGGATCAGGGTCGAACATCATGTTGTGAACGTATAGCTTCTGCACTATACCAGCCACAATAGTATCAATGTTTGCAATTGCTTGCTTGATACCTTTGCTTGCATTGTCCATAAGCATAGATAAGCCCGATGCTGTTCGACCTGCGCCAGAAACAGCGGAGCTACCATACACATAGTTCGGAATACCCGTCACCTCATCTGCTTGCTTAGCAAAGGTAGTGAAGACCTGCATCAGTTCGCCAGCGTTAAGGCTGGGCTGGAAGAAGCGAATGGCAGGTTGACCGCCTCCGGTTTTGTCCGAAGTGGTCTGCCAGATCTTCCACGGGTAAACGTCGGTGATGTCCTCGCCATCAGGCAGTCGGTCAACAGTGACTTCAACCTGCGGGCCAGAGGCCACACCCATGTTGTTTGCAATCGAGCGGGCGGCGGCGTTACACATGACCTGCGTATCGCGCATGACCTCACCCAGCGCCACACCCCAGAAGGAGTCAGGCACATCTTCCCAAGAAGCGATTTGGTACGGACGCTCACCAAGGGGGTCGGGATTGATGACGCACTTCCACAGGCAACCGTCAGTCCACCAAGCGTCGATCTCATAAACCTCATCAGGATCGATGTCGTCTTCGATGCCCCACTCAAGAAGCATAGTGCCGGGGACTGAACCCCAGAACTCAACGGTCTCAACCTGACCAGAGGATAGCGGATAGCGGAAAGGCTTACCCGCCAGAACGCGCTGCTCACTGTCGCCTTGGATCCAGTTGCGATAACCGGACATGCCGAAACGGCTGATGACTGTAGACAGCTCTTCGTCGTTGACACCCGGGGTGCCACGCATATTCTCAAGGGAGCGCAGATTCAGGAAGTGACGATGGATCAAGTACGCATCGTTCACGCCAGTAGATGCCGGCGCAGGGAAGATGTCGTAAGGACTGACGCGCTCGAACTTCTCCTGATAGGTGCTGACAACGATAGGAGTGAAGCCGGGGCCCCATGCCATTTCTTTGCCGCGCTTGATGACCGGGCCTTTCATGATGGCCGACGGGAAGGTCGTGAAGTCCGTGATGAACTTCTTCAACTCCTCAGGGAACTTGCCCTTACGCAGTTGGTCATCGATCTTCATGCCCATGCGACGTGCAGCGTCCTCAGCCTCTTCGCGCATCTTGGACAGGGTAGCCTCGTGGACTTCCTCCATACGGGCGCGGAATGCCTCAGGGTGCAGCGGCTCATCGCCGTTCATCAGATAATCTTCAGCCTCCATGCGAACCTGATCTACGATGCCACGCTTCATCTCGGGCGGCATGTCAGGATAGCTGGACACCTTCAGATCAAAGACGCGCTCTTGCTGATTTAGCATCACGTCCTTGATCCACGACTCAGCGGCACGGCACTTCACATCGGTCAGCATCATGTAGATGTCAGAGCCACCTACTCGCTGGATCTCCGCCATACGCTCAGGGTCATACTCGCCCCGACGCTGACGCTCACACTTCAACAGACGCTCAGTGATGATGGCCTTGGCGGTCTTGGCTTCATCCCAGCAGGAACGAACGTAAGCAGACAGACGTGACTCGAACCGAGCATTGGTCTCCTGATCGTCTTCCTCTGTTATTCTTGCCTCGACCTGTGGCCGCTGAAAGCTATAGCTCATTTATGTCCATCCCCTCGCAGAGACTCTTTTAACGGATCTAGCCCTAGCCGGCTGGGTGCCGCTTCTGATCTTCAAGCACCCGTATTGCAGAGCATCCTGCGGGTGCGAGTAATCATCCTTCAGCGGTCGATCTTTGTACCGGGCTAAGCCAGAAGTTTTGATTCGCTCGTATTTGTATCGGCCAAGGAATCCCTTCCTCAGCGACTTGCATCGTGGGTTCAGCATAAACCCCGGCTTGCCATCTGCCATCTTCGTCATGAAGAAAGCTACGGCTTCGCGCCTAGGGATCCAATCATTTGTTGGTGCAGGTTCCGTATAAATCCCGGCCTCAAGAAGTTCTTGGAAGCAGGTGCGCTCGTCCGTCTGGGCTCTGATACCGCCAGCAGGATCGCCAGAAGATGCAATCGTAAAGTGCCCATACTTGCTGTTTATATAAGGTTTCACAATATCGTTGGCGAACTGTCGGATACCCATATCCTCGGATACCAGCTCGTCAATGATGTGCAGCGCGCCACGCGCAGTCTCCTGCATGATGATGCAAGCTGGGGTCAAACCAAAGTCCCAACCCAGAACTATCGGCAGTCCCGGCGTTGCCTCTACATCTTCCTTCAGGCAGTGAACCTTGTCGTTGTACTCTGGGTACACTGGCTTGCCATCCATCGTCGCGCCGTAGTTACCCAGCACGAACACGTTGATCCAATCGTCGGTCTTGGATGCAAGCTGCTGGAAGTAGTAACCATAGCCGTTGGGCAAGTTCCTGACGTTCTCCGCAAACGGGTTGGGCTCGTACTTGTCTTCCCCGTTCTCGTCCACAGTCTTGATAAGACCGCCGGGTTGACGGAAGAACTCCCACCCCTCAGGCCGCTCTTCCTCAGCCACTTGGTAGTACCAGTGATCGTCGTCGGGCGGGTTGGTGTCTAGGATGATGCCGTGCCAGCTCGGGCCACCTTGCGTCTTGGATGGGTATCGACCCACACGCTGTGTGACCATATCGAAGATCTCTTTGGGAACCTCGGATGCCTCATTGATCCATGCGCCGGTCAGTTCCAGAGATCTCAGCTTACCTGTCTCGGTAGGCTTATCCAATGCCATAAACATAACTTCCAGCTCAAGGGCTGTGCCATCTCCGATGTTGCCAATCTTCAGGGTTGAAGTGATCGGGGTATCCCACTTGATCGGTGCCACTTCAGACGGGAACCATTGCTCCCACGTCTTGATGGTAGTTGACTTCAACTCAGGGTAGGTGTTACGGATAATCAACCAACGCGATCTGCGCACCCCATCCCGGCTGGGCTCCTGCCGTAGCGCACGGGATACAATCTCGACGCAACAGCTTGAGGATTTGCCTGAGCCTACTGGCCCCATCAGACCGCGGACGAATCCGTTGGCCGCATGGAACTTGGCAGCTTCTTTGCCGGGAGGGTTGTAGTTGAATTGATAAGACACGCTTAGAACTCTTTGTAAAAGGTGAAGGTGGCTGCCTTTCGTTTGGGTTCGAATCGCACGCCAAAGTTACCTGCCTTAGTTGCCAACGTGGCATCCAAAGCATCTAAGCTTTGACCGGATTCGCCGCCACCTTTCCAGTGGCTACCAGAAACTCCCATATTCAAGGAGCGACCTTCATCTAGTTGTTTCGTAAAGCCGATGCGTCCACCGCCACCATAGTTGCCCATGCCTTGACCGGATGCGGAGTAGGACACCTCGACAGGCGATTCGTAGTCCTCTACCTCAGGGTTGTACCCTGTGTCTGGTAGGTCAGCACTACCGTCCGCCAGCTTCATAACCTTTTTGTAATTCTTTCGATTCCAATCTGCACAGTGTCCCATTACTCATCTCCTTCAGATTGGGGAGCGCCCATGTTGAGGTTGAAGGTAATCGGCTGCGCATCGACTTCCATGCGAACGTCAGCCAAGTCGGGAAGGATCTTACGGAGAAGGATCTCGATGGCACGAACCTGCGTGGTGGTCATCTCCACTTCACCGCGGGCATGTGACTCAAGACGATTGATTAGCTGAGCCGCTTGGATCTTAAGACGGGTATTCTCGTCGTGACGAATTTTCTTAGTCCTTGCTGCCATTAGGATGTCCTCTTAGTATTTAATCTCCACGCCGGCTTTCGCGAAGGCTTGGATCATTTTCTTTGCCAGAAGCATCAGGTCGTCGTGGGAATGGAACTCAGCCAGATTGACCTCAGCCTCAAACAAGTGTGGGGTGCCTTGGACGTTGACCATCCCAGAGAGCATCACCACATGCGGCGCTATCGCTTTCTTGAGGTCAGACTCGTATCCAACCTGCACACCGCGCAGAACCTCTACTCTGTCCAAGAAGTCTTGGAGTTGTTTTGGAGTTAGCATAAAGAAAATAAAAGGTGGCTACCCATGAGGGACTTGAACCCCCACCATTAGTTTTGGAGACTAGGATGCTGCCATTACACCAATGGGTAGTAGAAAAAGAAAAGCCCCCGGGGTGAGCTTGGTTCCTTCAATCTCAGGGTAGAAGGAGACAGAGGCTTGGGGGCTGTTGTTACTGCCTTGTTGTTATTGGTTGCGGGGGAAGGAATCGAACCTCCGTCCTCTGGATTATGAGTCCAGTGCTCTACCGCTGCGCTACCCCGCCTAAGTATGGGGTGCTATATATACACACCTATAAACATTTTGCCATAATACTACCACAACCTGTTTGAAAAATAACAAGTAGTGTTGCAAAACCCCCGGGGTGTTAGAGGCTATGAGTCCCGTACCGGTACTTACGCTCCTGATCCCATCGCCAAAGCAGACGACGCACACCCCAAGTCTCTAGGTTCTTCAGCACTTCCTCAATCCCCGCCCTGTCTGGCGTGTACTTGAAGTGCATCAGCCAAGCCCTAGCAGGGTGCCACTCCTCTTGACTCGCCGTGTGGTGAGCATGCCATTGCCAAGTATCAATACTATACCACTCGTTATCATTCAACCAACACGTCTCAATGCTCCGGGCCTCCTTCGCCTCGCACTCGTCCAGTATCCCATAGACCAGATCGTACTCAGGATCGACCGGGTGCTCACCAGTATATT